AGCGCCACCGCGGTCATTTTGACGCTTAAATCGATCAAATCGTCCAGGATTTGCGATACGAGCAGCATGCTCGTTGGGATATGGCCGTTCCATTTCAATAGATTCCGACCGATCTCGTGCTTTCTTGATCCGCTTCGATCGAGCGTCTGACCAAGACTTGCCTGGATCGCCTCCCCAAGCAGCCCAAGCAACTCTTCCATTGCTGGGATAGCCATCTTCTCCGGGGCTAAATCCCTGGCCTTGCTTATCCACCTTATGCCTCGCGAACCAGGCAGACATAGTCACAACTGTGTCCGGTGACAGCTCATTCCCACTCAAGATCTGGCTGGCTCTAGTGCGAGCAACGTCAGTGCCACCGCCCTCACCATCAGCTTTCCAATCGCGATAGCGCTGAGCCTCTTCTCTCATGCCCTCAGTGGGCATGAGATCAATCTCAACTCCGTTTACGTTTGCCATTGGTCCGCTTGCGAGTGGGCTGTGGCTCTTCTGATTCAAGCAACGACAGCTGCATAGCCTCGTCAGTCAAATCAAGGTCCTTGTCTAGCTTGATTCCAGCGTCAGCAGCGATCTGCTGCTCACGCGCAAGCTCAGCGACGTTGTCATCAAAATCACCGCCGGAATAGGCAATGATTTGCTGCTTCGTCATGTAGCCGGCCTGCTCCGCTTCGCGATAGGCCTTGACCTCTTTGAGCGGATCAACCCAACTCCAACCACGCGGCATCCAGCGCGGAGACAGATAACGCTCAGGCCGCAGCTCGTAGTCAGGGAAATCGCAGTATCCGCTAAGGACTGCGAGGTTCAGCCACTCACGGAACACACGCATGTGCATGTTGTCGATCAGATACTTCTGAACAACACGCCAGTGTTCGCGATCTTCCAGCAATGACAACCTTGAGCTGCTGTAGTTGGTGTCGCTGAAGTCGCGAGACAAGGTCTCATACGAGCAACCAAAGCCTGACGCAAAGCGCCGGACTTTGTTTTTGACAAACATCTCAAACTGCTGATCTGGCGAGTCGATATCAGGAACTGAGACAGATTCGCCGGGCGAAAGATACTTAAATGTTCCTGGCTCGAATTCACTTATGCGCTGACTATTTTCAACATCATCACCAATCAGCTCACCCTCGTTGTTCGTGATAAAGCCCATGATGCTCGCGCCAGCACGAGCACGAATCACGGCTGCTTCTTCATAACCCTGTAGCTGATGTGCGTCGGCCATCACGCTATGGAACCAAGGCACACCCCTGTTCTGGCCTGGTCTTTCAGGCATGAACAGATGAATCACATCATCTGCAGGCAAGAAGACGTGCTTCCTGTCAGGAACAGGATTGCCTTGGAAAAATGTATCGCCAGGATGGCGGGTCAGAATTGCATATCTGACAGGCCGGCCCCACTCATCAACTTCAACTCCGTTTCGCCACTCGTTGCCTTTTTTGCCTGTCGCACCGTTGTATGACTCGTCGAGCAGATCGCTTTCGATCATCTGCAGCGCCAAGGGCACCTTCGACTCACCAAACTGACGACGCACGATTCTGAACAACGCCTCGCCCGACTCGCACATCGCGCCAGCAGCAAGCCACTCAAAATCGTGGAAGCTGTACCGACCAGAGCAGTCGCAAGCGTTAGGCCGCGTCCAATAGGACCATTTGGCCTCAATCTCGTTGTTAATACGGTTGTCCCGCTTGCTGCCACGCAGCTGCAGTACCTGTGATTGCAGCTTGATGCCGGTGCCGATCACATTGATCTGCGTTGTCCGTTTCGCTTGCCGCGCATACGGATTGTTCCGCACCATCTCGCGGGAACGATCCCGCAGCCTGCGCAGATTGCCTCTGATCTCAGCATCAGCGCTGGCTTGCGTCGACATCCAATCCGATGTCAAACGAGAAACCATCGCGCCGCTATACGCACGACGGAATACACGGGCAGGCGCCTTGCCAAAGCCCAAGAAGTTCATGACGGTTGAACGAATACCCATGATCAGTTGAACCTCACGAACATGTTGCGTGGATTGCCAAGGCCGTTGGCGATCAGCTCGGCCTGCTCTTCACGCTTCACTTCTGCCTTCAAGCGACCTTCAAGCTGGATCAAATCAGGCAAGTCGTATCGCTTCAAGTTGCGATTGCCAATCTTGTACTCCTGTACAGCGCCGCCAGCGATCAGTGTCCTGATTGCAGTTTGAACAGCTTCTAAATCCTTCTTAGCTTGTGTTCTGCCGTCAAAAAGCCCAGCAGCTCCTGTGTATTCAAGAGCAGCCTCAACAGTGAGTTGGCCGTACCCAAGCGTAATTTTTTCACTGCTCTTGGTCGCAATCGCTTGCCAGTACCAAGCACCAGCCATGAAATCTGCAGAGTCAGTGGCGGAAATAGTGAATTCCCATCCTGTTGAGTAAGCAGAGCCAGTAGAAGTGTGCGCACTCGGTCGAGTATTGGTCCTCAAGTAGTACTTGAGGGTCCACTCGTCACTTTTGATTTCGTTGCCGAAAACATCCGTCGAGGAGTCATCTCTCCATTTGACAGTGTCGCCGGCTCGAATCTCGCTTGGGATGTTCACAGGACTACCAGCTAGAGACGAAATTACGGCGATTAGGCCGTTTTTGTTGCCTTGATCCTAGCTGAGGCGCCTTATTAGGCTCATTACGCCGCTCAAACTGATCCCAAATGCTCCGGCGGTCGAATTTTTGGTACATCCGGTGCAAAGCGGCATACGCATAGACCATTTCGTCCAACGCCTCGTTTGGACTCTGGCTTTTTTTAACCCACACTCGCTCTGGGAAGCCATTTCGATATCTGAGGACCTGGCGTTCGGCCGTCAGCTCTTGGAAGTAGTCAGGACCAACTGTTGGATAGAAGTGAAGGTATCCAGGGCCGGGATCATTGTGTTTTAAACGCCCGAACAACAGTGATTTGACCCCATCAACGCCAACAGGGAACAATTGAGCGCCATTTTTCATCGCCCGACCCTTGAAGTTGATATCAACTTTGCTCGCCTTGCCCAGCGGCGGCTTACCTTTCTGGCCCATACCTTTGATGGCAATCACGCCCATCGCCGCACGCTCTCGCGCATAGCCATAGACCTCTTGCGTGTGGTGACCACCAGAGTCAATGCAGCAAACCTCGATGTTCAGCTTGCGGCCATCCTCTGTTTCATACGGACAAACTCAATCTGTCGTCCTGACAGTCGCAGCCGCAGGTAAGCAACAAAACTTCGGCCGGTGGTGATGCCTGTTTGTATTTCTCCTCAGCAGCACGCTGCAACAACGACTCGCCACTGATCTTGCTCGCGTACTCGTCCTCCCAAACCTCGCCAAGGATTGTGTTGACCCAAGTTTTCAATTGCTCAGCATCGTGCTTTGCATCTAAAAACTCCTCGACCAGATTTGACCACGCTGCATTCGGGCTGTAGCTGTACGCCGCCCAGATATGAAAGCCAGCGTGCTTGCCATTGAAAGGACCAGTGCCACGCCACTCACCACGCTCAACCATCCACCGTTTCTTGGAGTGAGGGATCATCACTCCACACTTCTCGCAGCAATAAGACGCTGTTGACGGATCGTCGTCAAACCAGCGGATGTTTGACCACCGCAGATACTGCATGTGATTGCAGTCTGGGCATGGCACGAAGTAGCGGCGCATGTCCGACTGGTTGTACATCTTCTCGATCCGACTGAAGTCTTTGACTGTCGGAGTAGAGCCGGAGACGATCTTGCGGTTCCAGTAGTACTCAGTACGCCTGATGCCCAGCTTGATCTGGTCACCCTCAGATCCGGCCGAAGGCGGATAGCCGTCGACCTCATCGAACAGAACGATCCGCCTGCTCACACGCCGGAAGCCACGCGGCGAGTTAGCACCAACAAGACTAAGGGTCCCGCCAGGAAACTGTTTTTGCAGAATCGTGTTCGCGCCATCCTTTGCCTTCGCCTCACTCACCAAGCCCCTAAGGCATGGAGTGTCACGCAGCATCGGCGCAATCTCCTCTTTTGAATATCCCTGCGCGTCCTCAATCGTCGGCTGAACCAGCATGATTGGCGCCGGATCTTGGTGGACGTGATA